AGCATCCGGCATAGTGAAGGTTTCGTTGGCGTCTGCCGCCATTTCCTTCGTGCCGTAACTAAAACCGTCTGTAATCAGCTCAAGGTTAGTGTTAGTACTGGTGCCCCAAGTACCGTCCTCATCACCAGTGGTGATTTCTTTGAGCCGGAGGTTATTTACATAAGTAGCCATTTGGTTTCTCCAGTGCCTATACTAGTGTGCTGCCGCCAGCAGCAGGGACGGTAGTTGCGTAAATCTTTGTATTTTGTCTCAAATTCAAAGGCTCACCGCAGTCAGAACAAGTATCCGCAGTTACCTCAGCCTCGTCAAGATCGTACCCACAATTAGCACAAACCACCTCGATTTCATGCTTAGGGTCTATTACATCACCTAATTTTTGCGCTTCATTTACTCTAATCATGCTGCTATTTCCGTCCATATGGCAGACTGACTGTCGTCTACCTCTACCCAATTTGCGTTCTGATTCGGTACTATTTGACCCCAAACTAATACCGTTCCTACTTGTCCTGTTGCTTGTACGCCCGTTACCGGGACGTTTGCAGTGCCTGTTTCTTGCGTTTCACCTAAAGCGGTTGTTCCTTGTACACCCGTAACATCTACATTTAGAACTAGCTCTACGGTAACGCTACCAAGAGCGGACGTGCCTTCTAAACCTGTAGCATCGAGTGAGGAATCCCCGACTATCTCTACATTGCCCGCTGTGGCTGTAGCGGCCACACCTGTGACGTTTATGGCTACTGTAGTTATCGGACCTGCAATGCCTAATGCCCCGGTACCCTCAACGCCCGTAACTGCGACAATAGCGTCGGCTTCTACTAGTGGGGTTCCGATCTCGCCTGTAGCTGCATTGCCAAGAGCTTCTATCGCTCCATCGCCATTAACTGCGATATTGCCAAGGGCTGTGGTAGCTTCAACCCCTACAGGGAATACACCAACACCTTCACCTACGGTGACCGAACCTACTGCGCCGGTAGCGGAGACCCCTAGTGATTGACCCCACGCACCTTGGCCCCAGACTCCACGACCCCAGCCACCTAGATAAACCGTAACGTCCCATCTAGTGTAGCCCGTCTCGCCTGTGGCGCTAACCCCAGTAACCGCGACATTTGCACCTGCTTGAGCAACAGCGGTACCTAGCGCCGTAGTACCTTCAACACCCGTAAGGGTAACAACTGCGTCGCCTGTAACACCTACAGTCCCTACAGCACCGGTACCAACTGGCAGAGCATTACCTTCGCCCCACGAATCTGTACCCCAAGTGCTGTATCCCCAACCGGAGAGTGGGACCGTAACGTCAGTCATAGCACCCTACTCTTAGGCGATACGGATAATCGCGTTGCTCGCATCAGCGGCAGGGAACACAATAGTAAAGTCACCCGCAGTAGAAGTTTTATCAGAGCCAAAGTCCAGAACTGCAACAGCAGGATCGGTGACACCGTCCGCCAAATAAATCAAAGCACCGCGAGCCGTAATAGTCGCTGTAGACCAAGTAACGTCTGCAAAGTCCAAAAACGCTGTAGTGCCGCTTGAAGCAGGGTTTGCTGAGATAACTAGTGTTTCCCCACCCGCACTGTAGCCTGTGCCTGAAACTTCGTTAGTTACCGAATACGCAGTAGTAGTCGCATCCAAAGTAGCTGATGAAGTGTACAAAGCAATCTTAAATACTTGTGACGTGCCGCTGCTAAAGTCGAAAGTGCCATCAAGCACGCCAACTTTGAACGATGTAACCATAGCTTGTGTGATAGCCATTTCTCTTTCCTCTTAAATTAAGCTTTATCCCTAATGATAAGCCCAGTTCTATAAGCATCGGTAACTTCTTTTGCTTCGCCAAAGTTCTTTAATGAAATTACGGCTTCTGCAAAACGTTTCTCATACTCTCCCATGAGATCTTGATCACCTTTCATATAGGTGTAAGCCTCAATTAGGCATCCGTATAAAAGAGCTACTTCCGCATTTGTACTTAACCAAGTAGTGCTACTGCCAGACCCCGAAGTTAAACTAGCGGGTCTATAAAAGTAATGAAGCTCCACCGCGTACGAAGAATCGGGCGTCGGGCCTATCAAAAAACTACTAACGTCAAAATATGCGTAGTAACGCGGCGCTCCGGTAGTGGAGGCATCCGGGTTGAATTCTTGAACAAAGTTTACATCTTTGTACTCAAGAAAATCTTTGTTGCCGTCTCCGTCGGTGTATGACAACGAAAAAGGCGCTAAAAAGTCGCTTGGTGCAGCAAGGTATTGATTGCTTGCAGTCATGTTAGCTGTAGCGTTTTTACGAAAAAGCGTAAGCTGAACATTCTTTAAAATACGCTCTTCGGCAACGCGTATAAAAACAGGCAGATTATTTACAAAACTTGTTTCAGTGTTTTGCGTATAATCCTGTATCGCTGTTTTTAACTGATCATAAGTAAAACTCATGTGGTCACCACCGTCACTCTGCCAACTTGGCAAAAGCCAGTTACCGGCCTTAAATTAGGGGCCTCAACTAACGGCACTCCTACGAAAACATCTAAAGGTTCTACCCTGTCCGGGCGAGCGTCCTTCAAAGCTTGAGGATCGATTACTTTACGGCGCGGATTAAGCTGAGGCTGTTTAGCCTCCCACTCATCCTTACCGACCAGCATCCCGGTCCACTCCTTTTTCATGTCGTTTAGCTTATAGCGAAACCCGGAGCGATCTGAGATACCGTAAGAATTTTTACCTACAGCAAACTTACCCATTACATATTCCTAGAATACGCTAAGCTCGGTACAACATTAAAAGAAGCTCGATCCCGGTCTTCGTCCATCGCGCGCTGCATTTCTTCTTCGTACAACGCTTTTAATACAGGGATCCGGTCGGGTGCTTTCTTAATAGCAATGTAGTATGCCAAGCCCGCCGCTAAGGCGGGATAAAACCTAAACGGTATCTGTATAGTATTAGTTGCACTATCCGCATCATCCAAACGCACTAAACGATCATACACAATTTGATCGGTGCTGTTTTCAGGGACTGGCCAAAGCTTCAAGACTGGCGTGATTTGCCTGTCTAAAAACCACTGAGAAGGCCGTGCCTGCTGCGTTTTGTTTGGGATATTAAGGTAATCATCCCGGCTCAAACGCTGTATTCCGTAATCCGTATTGTCTCGTCTAACAACAACCGACAGAATATCAATTGTATCGGCACTTAACGTTAAGTCTGCGTCACCCTGAGTCAACGTGGTCGTAACCTGTTGAATAGTCCACTGGTTTAAGCCACGGTTAGCCCAATCCGCAAACAAAAGATTCATAGAACGCTTGGCCGTCTTGAGATCGTAACCAGTACGCATCTCCTTACCACACCGCTCAAACGCCTCTTCGACGTAATCGGCGACGTCTAGCTCAAAATCTTTTGATCCCGAAACAGCCATTATTTTTTCCTTTTAAGCGATGCTACACGCCTAGGTTTACCTGCTGGTTGCCCAAGGCGCTTCTTTTGCGCTACCCGGGACTTCTTCTCTGCCGCAGTCATTTCACTCGCGGTCTTAGGTGTCTTGCTAGAAACACGCTTTTTAGGTCGGCAATACGGGGTCCCCCGTTTTTCGCCTTCTTTACGTCCGCAAGGCTTTCCTGTACGAACATCGACCCATTCCTCCTTAAACCACCGTTTAAGGTCTGCGCCTTTCTTAGTCTTACGAACTGCCACGGGACTTATTCCCCCAGTTCTTAGCACCGACTTTACGGCACTTGGCTATCGCGCCAGAAGCATAAGCAGAGGGAAACACTTTGTAGCGAGCCTTTACCTTACGGTAACACTCGTCTTTAACTGATCCGCCGTCTTTGTAGCCTTTTACTTTAAGACCCGTGCGGACTTTTCCCATGCCTTTGCATTTAAGCATTTTACTTAAATCCGCGGACCGCGCAGCCGCCTTTATTCATTTTCACCGGACCGCCTACTTTCATGCCTTTTGCAGCACAGCCGCCTTTAGCCATTTTTTTGGGCTTCTCGGCGGCACCGCCGTACATCATGCCCATAGCCATTTCTTTACGAGGACTGCATTTCATAGCTTTCTCCTAACCTAATAACATCATTACTACCGCAACTAATGTCGCGGAGAGTTGACTAGCAATACCGGCCAAGATCATCCAGTTTTTGTTTCGCAGATCACGTATATCATCTTCCATATGATTAAGATGATTGTTTTCAATGCGATTCAAAATAGTCTCGACGACCGCCATTTGACGTTTGACGTCGTTAACTTCGTGCTCTAAATGATCGTTACTTACCATTTCTTGCAACTCCAGTAACGAGCACTGAACTTATCTTTAGCGGTATCACAGTTGTGACGAGCCCTAAAGTTAGAACGACGCTCCGGTATGTTCTTTTTGATGGTCATGTTGGGATCACCAAATCGAACCAGTTTTATTTCATCGCCTTTCTTAGCTAAAACAGCAAACTTTTTTCTACCGCCGGACGTCCTTTTTGGCTTGTTATAGCCGGAAAAAGTTTCTCCGCGATAGCTAAGACGCCCCGAAGGGCTTCTTTTTACAGCCTTTGTACTAGCCATCTAATTCTATACCATTCAAAAT